GCTGAAAATGTATTCTGGGAATGGGTAAGCTCATGGGCTGCATGTATATCAAAGCCGTCTGACATTGGGTTTGATGACGAAGGGTATAATTTGCCTGCGCTCAATCTAAATACTATCATCGTCGATGTAGACGAAGTGAGCGGCAGAAAAGAGGGCGAGCTTATCCGGTTTGCCGATCTATCTGCAACGACTATGCACCAGGAGCTACGCATGACGGCGCAAGACCGCGTAAACGCAGTGGCAGACCTTGCCAACAACTCTGACGAGTCATGGCTGGTATGGTGCAATGCGAATACCGAAAGCGAAATGCTTACAAAAGCAATTCCAGATGCGGTTGAAGTGCGCGGAAGTCACACTCCGAAATATAAAGAGAAAGCTATTAGTGATTTCCTAGACGGCACAAAAAGAGTTATCATCTCAAAAGCAGGCATGATGGGCTACGGGCTGAATTTCCAGCATTGCCGCAACGTGGCATTTGTTGGCTTATCATACTCGTTTGAGGATTTCTACCAAGCTCTCCGCAGATCATACAGATTTGGTCAAAAGCGGGAGGTAAACGCATTTGTGGTCCACGCCACCACCGAAGGGCCGATCATGAAAACGATCAAAAGAAAAATGAAACAGCACGAGGAAATGCAGCAACAAATGAAAATTGCCGCCGAGTGTTTTAAAGATTCCGAAACAAAAAGAATGACCATGAAAACAGAAATTGACAAAAAAGAAAACGACAATTGGACACTATACCACGGCGATTGCGTTCGTGTTGCTAGGGAAATCGAAGATCACTCAATCGACTTCTCAGTATTTTCGCCACCATTCGCTGACCTATTCACATATAGCAATGATTTGCAGGACATGGGCAATTGCGAGGGACTGGATGACTTCACGAAGCATTTCGAGATACTCATCGCGGAGATGAAGCGGATCATGGTTCCTGGCCGCGAGGTGGCTGTGCATTGCGTCGATTTGCTATCTACGAAATGGAAAACCGGAGCGATCCAGTTTCAAGATTTCAGTGGTGAAATCATCCGAGCATTTTGGCGTCATGGATTCCTTTTCCACTCGCGTATTTGCATTTGGAAAAACCCAGTCACCGAGATGCAGCGGACGAAAGCTCACGGATTGCTCCACGCCACGCTTAAAAAAGACAGCTCAGATTCACGAGTTGGGTGTGCTGACTATTTGCTTGTTTTCAAAGCACCCGGCAAAAATCCAAAACCCATCACGAAGGACGCTACGCAGTTTCCGGTTTCGTGGTGGCAAGAGGTGGCGAGTCCGGTATGGATGACGATTGACCAAGGCAACGTCCTCAACAAATCCGGCGCGAGAGATCACCAAGACGAGAAACACATCTGCCCATTGCAGCTCGATGTCATTGAGCGAGCGATCACGCTATGGAGCAATCCCGGCGATTTGGTCTACTCGCCATTCACCGGCATCGGCAGCGAGGGAGTGGGGGCATTACGCCTTGGCCGTCAGTTTATCGGCAGTGAACTCAAAGAGTCGTATTTCCATCAGGCCTGCGGAAATCTTAATAACGCAACCGCGCAGCAAGAAATGAGATTGTTTTAATCCATGAAAACGATCTGCCAACACAACCGCCGAAGCGACATCTGCTACATCTGCAATCCGATCGTGAGTAAACCGCGCTCAACCGGCATGCGCGAATGCTACGCCGCATTCATGGCGATCTACCCGTGGCGCAAAATCAACCTGCCGACATACGAGTCGTGGATACTCTCCGACGATGATGACGCGAGAAAATTCCGGCAGGGATGGGCTGCGAGGGCGAGCGGATCATGGGAAACTCGTTGAAATAACCGTTTGCTTTGTCACGCTTTGTCACGCATAGTCACGCCATGGCTTACACGAAACTATTTAACTCGATCATCACATCCACAATTTGGAACGAGGATGATAAAACAAGGATTGTTTGGATTACCATGCTGGCTATTGCCGACAAGAACGGCGAGGTGCAGGGCAGTGTTCCCGGCCTCGCTAGAATTGCCGGAGTGGATACCGAGTCATGCAGGGCCGCGATTTGCAAATTCCTTTCCCCTGATCTTGATTCTCGCACCAAAGATGATGAGGGGCGAAGGATTGAGGAGATTGACGGTGGATGGAGTTTGTTGAATCACGGAAAATACCGGGCGATGGCGTCCGATGCTGACCGCGCCGAAAAGGCCGCGATACGCCAAAAACGGAAGCGTGATAGAGATAAGGGTGAGAATGTCACGCCTGAGTCACGCACTGGTCACGCTCCCGTCACGCCTGAGTCACACCAGAAATCACAAGCAGAAGCAAAAGCAGAAGCAAAAGCAGAAGCAAAAGCAAAAGCAGAAGCAGAAGCAAAAGCAGAAGCAAAAGCAGAAGCAAAAGCAGAAGCAAAAGCAGAAGCAAAAGCAAAGAGTGAAGAAAATATGTCCGCTACCGCAGACGAGATTGATTTTTTCAACCAACCTGAAATCACTCCAAAGAAAGAATCCGTATCCCTTGAGGGATTGACCTTTGCTCACTGGTTTCGCGACACACTCCCAGAGAAAACCAACATGCCAGACAGGTGGGAAAAATCTTTTGCACAGATCTACGATGACCTTGTGCGCCTAGATGGACGCGATGGAGCTGAGATCCGCAGAGTTTGCCAGTGGGCGAGGAACGACAGTTTCTGGTCTAGCAATTTCCAATCGCCTGCCAAGCTGCGGAAACGGAATAAGGACGGAATCCAGTATTACGACGTATTTTTGGAAAAAGCCCACCAGGTGAAGCGAGCGGTGCAAAAAGGCACGATTGAAAACATCCAGCTTAAAATACTCAACGGGCCGGATAAAAACGTTTGAAACAAAAAAATGATTACCATCGACAAGCACGGAAACATGACTGGGCATTACTCAGTATCGCCAGTTTATCAATTTAAGGGCATGATTTTTGAGATGCACGGATATCTTGGGCCGATCAAACTGAAAAAAGACATGGATCCAGCCGCTGCCATGGGCCGGAAATTCTGGAAAATTTGGGACGAATGGAACAATCTTACCAGCAAACAAAAAGCAAAAACTGAAATCTGATATGAAAAACGAAATGAACAAAATACCAACGCCGGAAACGAATGAATTACGCGACCTATACGAAAACCACGAACATCGCGCCAATGTTGGCGACATTTGGGATTTGTGCGAGTGTTTGGAAAATCGTTTTGCCGTGGCTAGAGTCGCGCTGGACAAATTGGCGAGGCTAGGCAATGAGCCGTATTTCGGTAACAGCGACGGCAACATCATCGCGCACCATGCGCTAGAACTAACCGCACCGAAACCATGACGGAAACAACATCCGACGGATGGGGCGCGAGATACATCGTGCCGATAACCAACACGAGCCAACGATGGGCGCAGGCGTATAACCAAGCATCCAGTATCGTGGCTAAAAATGGCGTTGTCATCATCGTAGGCGACCGAGGGCGTGGCAAAACGCGCATTGCTGCCGAGATTTCACGCGAAGGCAATTTCCCAAACGATCTGGCGAGCCGTGAAAAAACCTCGTGCTATCGCCGCGCAACCGAGATCATTTGCGAGCTACGGGCCGCGATGATTTCACGAGTGGGCGAAACCGCGACGATCCGCCGGCTATCCGCCGTTGGTTTGCTCGTGATTGACGAGTTCCAGGAGCGGAGCGAAACCGAGTGGGAAAACCGGATGATTTCCACGATCCTTGACCGCCGCTATGCCGACAACCTCCCGACGATCCTAATTGCCAACCTCAAAATCACCGACCTCCCCAACAAAATTTCAGATTCCGTGATTTCCCGCGCCAACGAATGCGGTGGAGTTGTGGTTTGTGATTGCGAGTATTTCCGATAACAAAAATGAAACAACAAAAACCAATGATGGTGATGCCATCCAACAACACGGGATTTGACGCTGGATTTCTTTTCGGCAAACATCCAGGCAGATTGGGGCATTTGCATAATGTTGACCGCATATCGGAGCCTAAACAGGGCATTCCTTGGGCGCTCGACAACGGCGTTTTTGGTGCATGGCAATCAGGCAAAAAATGGAGCGAGGAGCCGCTTTATAGATTCCTCGACGAATATGCACT